CTCTTTGACCTTCCTATGTAAAAAGGTTTAATTAATTCAGCAAATCTGTCCAAGTTCTTATATTGAACAAGTTGAGGTATTCTTCTCCCTCTCATAATCATTTCTTTATAGACACAGAAATTGCTTCTAAACCATGTGACATTAGGGAAAAGCTCTGGCTTAATTACTTTGTACAAAGCAAATGCTTCTTCTAGCCTGTTCTTGATTGGCGTAGCGGTAAGGCCATATGCCCTCTGCGCCCTCGCAGATACATTACAGGCGGCTTGGAAAACTGAAAGATATGCTTTTTTACCGGACTGAGCCCTTAGCCTATTCTCATCTCGATATTTAATTTCAGGTTTCCACGTCTTGAATTGAGTACATTCATCAAAGAAAACAATATACTCATCCCCTATGTCCATGAGATTTTGATTCTCAGAAACAAGCATAGAATACCCTGTAATAATCAGGTGCGCATCTTGCTGTTTAAATAAATCAAACGCTTTTTGTCTAAAATCTGCTGGCGATTCTTTAGATGACTTTTTGTAACGATTGCCTTCACTATCTTCGAAAGAATCTGCATCCAAGGCAAAAGCTTTAATTCCTTGGGTAAACTTTCTAATCTCTGAAGCCCACTGGTAAAGGGAGCTTTTGATCGTCACGATAATGCACTTGAGATTTGGATTCTTCTCAAGAAGACGAATAAAGGTTGAGATGGATTGACCGGTCTTACCTAAGCCTGTATGGTCACCGAGTATGGCCCTCGGTACCGCCAACATATATGCAACTCCTACATGCTGGTAGGGCCGTAGCGTGACGTCAGGACTTTGGTAAGGCGAGTCAAAGAGCCTGAAGTCCCTGCTGGATTTCAATTTTTCGACGGCGGCAAAGAACCTCTGCTGCTCGTCTGGAATTTCTTGGCTTTCCATCTACTCCATTATAGAGGAGAATGAGCCTCAAAACTGGTAAGAGATGCCGATGCCTATGTGGGCGTCTGGCACTGGTACTTTGACAGCTCCGACCACACCTAGCTCAAGCCCGCCACCTACTGAGCTGGACACCATGCCTCCTACTGCTAAATCTAAATCAGGTAAAGAGTCTAACCTTGTACCAACGACAAGAGAAAGGTTGCTGCGCAGAATGCTTGCGTCAACTACTTTATAGCTAAACCCGGCGTATGTTCCCTCAATGGTTACCCAAGCGGCTGGCCCAATACTTGATCTGCTTCTTTCGCTAAGTATAACCTTCTCAGAAGTTGAAGAGTTCTCAGCCAAATCGACACTTGAAGAAGATTCAAAAATCTCTTTTCTGTCCAATACAACGCTTTCTGTAGCTTTACGGGATAATGATGTGTTTCTTACTTTGCTTGTCTCTAATCTCTCTACTTCTCGACTTTCAATCGAACCGTCGTGTCTAAACTTTTCTTTGGTGATAGTTTTTATTTGTAAAGATTCTGATAATTCAGAAGAAGACACAGAAGACACAGAGTTTGTGGAAACTTTTGTATCAATAGATAAAGAAGACTCCTCAGATAACTCTATTTTTTTATTAGATTCTGCTACTTTCGTCGATGACTGGCTTTTTGGTATTAATTGATAGATTAAGCTAATTAATACCAAAGAAGCTGCTACTATTACTATTTTTTTGAAGTTTTTAATTATAAAATTAATCATTATCATTTTTCTTTACTGATAAAGCTGATGGTCCGTCTGGGCCTGGTATTATGACTGAATCATTTAAATTATTTACAGATGCATGCGGTGGATTGTATACAGAATTATTAGAATAATTAAAGCCAGAGACTTTATTATTCGTATACTTTGCCACAAGATAAGTAGCGCTAGATACACCTATTAAAAATATCCACCCGTCAGGTATGTCCGGTATTGTGTTGTTACCCCAAGTCTGTTTTGTGTACAACACAAGAAAATAAAAGAATGATATGAATGACTGTAACCTAGCCCAAGAGTACCGGTACTCGTTATTTTGGTCGGCTTCTTTTAATATGTCCTGTAGAAACTTTTTCATTTTAATCACATTTTATAGGTAAAGAAATAATAACGTCTGTAGACTTTCCTTCTTCAGACAGAACCATAATAGTCCCACCTCTCTGTGATATAAAATACCTACATATCGTCAACCCCAATCCTTGGCTTCCTGATTTTGAGGAGACAAAAGGGGTAAAGATATTTTTTATCTTAGATTTAGGTATTCCGCATCCGTTGTCTCGGATATAAAATGAAAAGAATTTATCAGTTTTATGGGCTAATTTTACCTCAATTAAACTCTTTTCTTTATCCAAAGACTCGATAGAATTTCTAAATATATTCGTAAGTACCTGCTGTAGTTCTGATTTAGGTATATTAGGTACAATTTTACTAAAGCCTCTCTGGACTTTAAACTTTACATCTAAACTATGACATGATGGGACCATCGTAAGAGATACGGTATCCCAAGTTGTTTTTATAATTTTATCTAAACTGTCATACTCTAAATTATTCTTTTGATTGCTATTAAATCTCCCTAAAGTATCTAAAATTCCGGTTATAGATTTAATCTCTTCCTTTACAAAAGAGGCTACTTCTGTTACGTCCCCTACTCCTTCTTCAATTATGTCTGCATACATTGAAATGGCCTGAAGGGGGCTACGAAGTTCATGGTTTATTCCTGCAGCAATTAATCGAAAGTTGTCTTGCATATTTGAATCAAAATTAAACTTGTTGCTTAAGACCTCAGTATTTATTTCATACCTAAGCTCAAAGCAGCCACCCAATGGGGCAGGGATGCCTATCCTCTTGAAAATTCTTTTAATGCCGGTAAGTGGGTCTATATAAGTCTGTACAGACTCTACTTGCTTTCCGGTAAGTAATACTTTCCTGGCTATGCAATTAGTGACAAAATTAACATTATCACTTTGCTCTGGAAGGTCAAAACATATTCCAATTTTTATCCCCTCGCACATAAAGGGACTAGGTACAAACGACTCACCCTGATGAAGTACGACTTTTTTTAAATCTTGCGTAAAATAATTTACTTCAATAGGTATAAGAGATAAGTCACTCATTTAAACCTAATGAATCTAGAATGCTAGTAACAGAGGCGACTTTTCTTAGAATTGGAAGACTTGGGTATGATTTTTTAAACTTTTGAAACTTAGAATCAGAATCAGAGCAACCAGTTAAAAATACAATTTTTGTATCGTACCCCTTTGAGATCATTGCGTCATAAAGATTGTTACCATTTACTCCATTAATAACAAGGTCAAGTATTGCATAATCTGGTTTATTAGCCTGTAACCAATTTAATGCTTCAATACCGGCTGATTTTTTATTAAAGCAAAAAACTTCTATGTTCGGAAACTTGACAGAGAATATACGGCTTAAAACTAGAGTTACGCTAGTGTTGTCGTCAACTATAAGTAGCTTCTTCATTTTTTTAGTAATTCCTGAAGAATTTGAACTTTGTATTGAAGATCGTGAACTTGAAGATTTAAAGAAACAACACTACTAATTAGCCAAATCAAACCTGCAACAAAAAGAGTCCCGCCTATTTGAAAAATAGTTTTATTGAAGTTCTTCTTTGTCTCTAGATGAAGCTCTCTAACGCTATTTGATTGAGAGATTTCATTTAAAATAGCGAATAGGTCTTCAACTACTTCTCTATTGTTTAAGTCTTTGGGGTATTTTTTTGATTTTACTTCATTTTCGTCTTCGTCTGGATGCATATATTCAATATCATCCATAAAATAACTAGACCCTTGTTCCAACAATTGTTAAGTACAAGAAGTTTCCACCCTCATTTCCGGAAGTGCCTATCTGGTCTAAGTCAAGAATGAGGACACAAGAATCGGAAACCGTAGAACCGGAAAAGCAATCAGTAATTTCTGCATAAATGTCTCCAGCTGGAAGTACAGGCCTTTTATCGTTTCCTGGTAATTGTGTAAATAGTGAAGTTGATGTGCCACTGGAGTCAACCTTATTAATATCAATAATAATGTCTAAATCTGCTGCACTATCGGATCGAATAATAACTTTCTCCGGTATAAATGATATAGGAACTTGAACTGCTGATTTTTTAGTACCAGAAGTTAAGGCATCAGTCAATAAAAACGATAGCGTCTGTCTAGTGTCTAAATCTGTTAGCGCAGCTTTCTTGATACGAAGATATGTAGTTCTCTTGAATGAAGTTGAGAAAGAACCAATTGCTTCGGCTACAAATTCACAATTTCCTATGGCAGTGGCGGAATCTGACCCTATTGAAGCAAATTGTACAATTTCTGAACCCGCTTGTGGTCCTGCAGCCTGAGAGACTGACATCGTGAGTCTAGGAAGGTCTGGTCTTATCTGTGGGTCCTCGCCAAAGTACATGAGGTACTTTACGCCAGCCACATATCCGGCATCTGGAAGGTAGACTACCTTAGAGCGATACCAGAAAGCGGCATCTCCTGCACCTTGCGGGACAGTATACACTGCAAGATGAGGAACGCTGACGATAGAATCAAAAGTAATGATCGCATAAGCACTAAAGTCAGATAGGGTGATAGGTGTAGGGCTGCCGTCAAAGTACCAATTAATTTTATTTTGTGAAGAGCCTACTGGGCCTGCATTTTTAAAGTACCAACCTTCTCTGTAATCTGGGTCTTGAATACCTGGTCTGGCATCTGCATAGACTAACGAGTTGTCAGAGAATATAGTTGTACTTTCAGTCTCAAGAATTACGTCAATACTGTCTAATCTTAGAGTATTGGCACTAACATCTGAAGTAATATCATCTATGGTTGTAGATGAAAGCGTGCCGCTAACTGAAAGATTTCCAGTAATTGTAGTATTTCCTACAATATCTACATCACCAAGAACATTTAGACCGCTTACAGTTGTGGAACCTGAAATTGAAACCCCGCTAAAGAACGTAGCGGAGCCGCTAACCTGAAGTGTGCTTTCAAGTACTGTGTCACCTGATACATTTAACGTAGAGCCAAGAGAAAGAGGGGCATTTAAATCTAAAGAGCTACCTATATCTGCAAATACAGAACCGGAAACAACCAAGTCTCCACTAATCGTTAGATTGCCAAGAATGTCAGCGCTGTCCCCTACTAATAGACCACTGGTTACTGTTAGACCAGAAATTTCTATTCCGTCACCGTATAATTTTACCCAATCTGAACCTGTATAAGTATATAAAGATTTGTCAGAAAATACAAGCCTTACATCGCCAATATCATTGCCTGTAGATGGTAAATTCTCTTCTAGCTCTACCGGGTCTCTCCAGTAGCTATCTGCGTTAGATGATGTTGGGTCCGGTACAGGGAGAAGTTGCTGTATTGCTCTTCTGGAATAAGATACTGCAACAGATTCAGCGGGACTGGGTAAAGTCGTCAATACAATTGATGTGTTACCAGCAGACTTATCATAGTCTACACCAAGAAGTAAGACTTTTTTAGCGACTAATCCCTTTGTAACTACTAAGTGATCACCAGCATTTGCAGGTAAATTATACACCAGAGGATCTGTTGTCTGGGGGAGTATCTCAAACTCAGACATATCTTCTTCTGTCAATGAATACGAGAACATCATTACGGTAGGGCTACTGAGCCCACCAAGCAGAGAGACCTGAAGTTCGGTTATAACGTAATGAACGTTTTCTACTAAAATAAACCCGTCATAAATGATCCAAACTTTTTTACTTGAATCGATGTATGCAGGAAGTAAATAGGTACCGGAGTTGTTTACTAGGACTTGCGGCGTTGACATTCCCTTGCCGCCAACTGAAACGGAAGCAGATACAACTCCAGTTTGCTCAGAGACGAACTTCACTACGTCTGCTTCTCTGACATAATCAAGCTGTGGTCGTTGTATTATTCCATCAACTGCAATTATTTCCGAAAATCCAGCGCCTGCAGGAAGGGCAAAGAATTGATTGTTTGAACCCTCTATGCTAGTCAAGGCCACAAAGTCTGCCATCCCGCCAAAGCTGACCATGGAAGAGAACTCTGGCTCCATATTAACGAATAAGGTGTCAGGAGCAAGTGCGTAGCCTACTTTATAGTTGTATAATTGAGTGACACCGGAAAGAGTGTTTTCTAAGGACGTTGCCGCAAGAACCGGAAGCCTTAGCAAGTCTCTACCATACATATAGGTAATCGCATTAAGTAGTAAATGCATACCGGTAGAGTTTCTACCCAAGCCTCCTGTGCAATCGTGTAGCCAGATTCCACCAGAAGGGCTTTCCCCAATAAGCCCGGTTATCTTACTGGTGTTGCTTACAAGCCGGTAAACTGGGATAAACCCTGAACGATACGCAGTTACGGTATTTCCTCCTGAAATACCGCCGCCAATATCAACTACGTCGCGTAAATCATCAGTTATTACGTGAAAAGATGCAGGCTCAGAGTCCAATGAGCCTACGACGGTAGAAATAGCTGTGACTGGATAGGTATCATCTGTAGTGAACCTACTTAAAGTAATAACGTGATGACCAGCTTGCCATAGATCATAAGCTAAATCGCTATTTGACTCCGATAAAGCACTGGAGCTATAGTCAAACACATAAACATCATAGTTTTGTGCGCTTAAATAGGCAAAGTCTGCCGCTAAATCTGCTGGGTCTTGTACGACGTCTACATATCCAGATCTGTTTAGGACGTTAATGGTAGAGTAAGTACCATCACCACGTATTAGTGCAACAGAAGGTTTCGTAGTGTAAAGGTCTGGCCTTCTTAATATAACTTCGTCAGATACTGGACTAAAGAAATGAACACCATTTCTATTATTATACAACTTAACCACATCTGCTGTAGAAACAGAGGAGGACCAGAGTGCAATTTCATCTACTTTACCGTCAACTGCTTTGTCTAGGGTTGAGCTTGCAAATCTTACAGACGATGATAGCGAAATAAGAGGTACATTACCTGACGGGGAAGCAGTAGTCTCTTGTTTTACACCGTTTACCCAAATCTCATACTCAGTAGAATTATATCTCAGTAAAATGTGGTGCCAAACTCCAGCGGCTAATGTAGAAACATTGTCCCCTTCAGCTAAGACTGCCGTTGCTTTTCCATTTGAGGTATTTTTTAGAGAAATAATTTCCCCAGAAAGCGATCCTACTGCAGAACCCAAGCTAAGGAACGAAACATTATTATCATAAAGAAGGACTGTTTCTGAGGACGAAGAAGTTACGGCAACATTTGGTTTAAACCAAATTGAAAATGTAGATAAATCTACCCCAGAGAGAGACTCAACTAAAATTCCTGAGTCTGGATTTCCATTTACGGTGAAAGATCTATTTACTAATCCTGATGTATTTGAAATGTCTGATGTGTTATCTATTGTTTGCCCGTCGTGGGTTCCGCTTAATTCTGCTACAACGGTACTATTAGCATTGTCGTCTAGCTGCCAAACAGCAATTGGTTGTTCTGAAATTTCTGCAAAGTTTGGCGATACTAGGCCGTCTTTTACGGTAAAGTATGCAGAGTTTGAAGACCTGTAATAGTCCTTTCCGAAAGTTAAAGTTAAGCCGTCTAGAGATACAGTGGTAGCCTTGCCAGTGTTTAGTCTAGCAGGTAAGAAATACGATTTATTATCAGAGGATGACGGTAAGACTGACTCTAAATTTGTCATTTTCTCATCGTTTAACGGGAATGAAACCCTTACGCTATAGGTTTCAGACTCAGATATCTCTTTAAGAAAATGAATTTGCTTTGTAGCTGCTAAAATTTCATAATCCACGCCTAATTCTTGCGCTCTTCCGTTAAGCCACACCCAACTGCTTTCTGGAATTGTAGACCCATCGCTAAAGCTAAAGAGAGCTTGCGCTAAATTCTGCACATCAGTTCCAGAAGGGGAAGACATTCCACCACCGCGAACACCGTAAGATAGAGCGACTGAATCTGCATCTACCGCATAATTAAACGTAACTTGATATAAGGAAATAGAATCAGTGTAGTTAATTGTATCTATATGGAAGTCCCCTGCATATGGGTCTGCAGAAGCTCCTAATTCTTTTGCTAAACCATCTACGTAAGGGATTACATTACTATTAGCCCCTAAAGGTAGAATAAATTTTGTCCCTTGATTGGAGCCGTCAACATTTATGCAGTCTGCTTTTTCTGGAACACTGGAATACCCGTAAAGTACAGTTCCAGACTCAATAAACTGTTCAGATGAGTAGGCGATTGAGAGAATTGGCGGATCATTTGGATCAATAGTTATATTTAATGTAATAACTCTTTGATCTGGATTAGATAAGTAGTCCCTAGGTTCTTCCTCTGGGTCAATATAATCACCGGGCTCTAAAAGAATACCGTCAACGAAAAGTAAATAACTTCTTCCGGATACTTCTGGGAGAATAGCTATCCATCTTTCTTCGGACTCTGCTACCAATGGGTCAAGAAAAGGCCCAGGAAGCCTAACGATATCCATCATTGCATTTTCTACTGTAGAAAATGCTGCTACTACTGGACGATCTGGAGCTACTACTACGTCTGGCTTTAATGTAATAATATCATCAGTTCTAGTATACTGAGCGCCATATCTTAGAGCTATCCCATTTATCCATACTAATTGGTTTTTACCAGCACCTGGAGGAACTTGAAAGATTCTAGGATCTACAAGACTTGCAGATTCTAATGTATACGCTAAAGAAAGACCGCCATCCTCTAAAGAAAAGACCGCATTTACTTCTACATCAGAGTTTACTGAATAGTTAAATCTGATAATACCTGTAGAACCTACAGTTATTCTTAAGTAGTCTGTGTCCCTAACTCGTACTAAGCCATCTTCAAATACTAATTCATTCCTGCCAGACCAAGTGGAAGGAATAATAAAATCTGTATCAGATGGAATACCTGATATAATTCTTCTCTCTAGCCTAATAGGGGAAGCTACACCTTTTGTCAAAGGCTGATTAATAGGTTTTTGTACTAAATTCCCCTCAGAAGATGATAAATAAACAGGGCTTCCTACTGTCCAGTTCCAGCTAGAATTTGTAATCTCACCAAATGTAACAACTGGACCACCTGAACTTCCTAAAAGTGGTCCTTTTGTTACCCCAATCGGATGATGGGAGTTTACATCCTCTGATGTAGCTAATTTTACTACCCTCTGAGTGTCGGTAAGGGCTACTACGCGGCCTTCAGGAATAACACCTATAGATGAGAAATGGCTAGCTAAAGCTTTTTCGGATGGAACAGAAGTAATTACTTCGGCCTGTAGCTCTGGTGATACAAGTAATGAAGTATCTGATAAGGCGTATCCTAATTTCTGAAGAAATTCTCCTTCTGTAGTAGGTGCATCAGAAGAAACAGACGTGCCGTTTAGATAAACATTAGAGGACTGAGTCAAAGACCAATCTCTATTAGTTATTGTACCAAGTACAACAACTCTAACAAATTCCCCAGAAGATACTTGATTTAACGATACACCTACGACAGGAACCCTAGAGGAAATAGCGCTATTTGCGGGTACCGCTCTTCCGTCGCTATCTACTGCTACGGGACTAAATGCCGGGATTGATGAAGCCGATAGTAAATCAATCGATATACGTCCCCCTTCTTGGGACCTAGCTCCACCGCCAGAAGATGCTGTTGGGCAAAAAAGCCGTAAGTCTTCAAGGACGACTACGTTACCGTCAATATCTTTCTGGACTTTTGCCACCATAGCTGATACTGAGGTAGGTTCTGAGTTGGTGATAGCCCAGTCATTTGTATCTGAATCTACATAGATGAAGTATACTAAATCATCTACTAAGGTTTCATTTAAATTAGATAAGCTAAAGTCTTGACCGTTTATCTTTCCGCTTGTGGGCTCTATTCTAAATGAGCCTGACCCAAGATTGATGACAAATCCGCCTTTTTCTATATAAGTAGAAGAAGTCTTTAGCCTTAGATCGGTAACGTCAGAAGGAGAAACTTCTGTGTCACCGGATTCCCTAGACAGCATCGCTAGCACAAACGAGCTATGCCCGCTTGATAAAGATCCAATTGTACCGCCTTCAGCTACATTAACTTGAATAAATATCTTTAACCTTGTAGCTGTCTCTGGGGTACTGGGTGTAAGTTTTAAATCAGGATCGGAGTCGGAATCTACCTCCTCTAGCCACCATTCTAAGTAAACGATATCTTCTCTATTGCTTGCTGGAACAGAAAGTTCAACAGAGTAAGACTCGTGGAGAGAGATAATTTTACCTTTATGTATTAACGAACCTGGCCTAACGGAGATTTTATTTTCCCCGACAACAGGCTCAACCAAGAATGCGTCACCTACTGGACCGTCGCCAAAGTTAACTCTATTGCTTAGATACTGATTATAACTTAGTCTATCTTGTAGCTCATTAAGCTCAAAGTCTATAACCGCTCTTTGCTGTGAGAATAGGAGCTTTTCGTAATTCTTTTTTGGATCGAAAGATTCTCTGCTGATATTATTCATTAGCTATGCCTAAACTGTAATTAGTGGCCGATTGCTTAATCTAAAAACATCGAATGCTACTGTTGAGCTAGGATCACCAACAGATCTAACGTTCCCAAATGTGCTAGCACCCACCATCTTAACTAGAACAACAAGTAATAACTCTCCTGTGCTCGGATGAAGTACTAATGCTGACCAAACAACTTGATGGACTACTTTAACGCTCAAGTATGGGGTAGTAAACTCAAGAATATGTGAAACATCTTCGCCGTTCAGCGAGATTGACAATCTTTTATCCACTATCCCCCTTTCTGGATTCAATGTACCTGATGAAAGATCGCTAATTTTTAAAATATCACCAACTTTTGGAAGCGATCCAGAGTATGAAGCGGTATCAAATTTATTAGCTAAATCACATTCAACAGAAGTATACAAAGGGCTAGGGAAGTCAGAAGGCGACCTTAGGCTTGTAGCATCAGAGGCCAAAGAGAACCTGTCTGCAAGAAGAATAGCCTCCGAAGCGTTGCCTGGTAGTGGCAAATTCTGCGCCACGCCTACGATTGAAGGGTCAGCTTGCGGCTCTGCTAGACCTGTTCCTAAAGTATGAACAAGGCCTGGATTAATTGCCATAATCTCGCAATCACCTAATGGTATAACTGAGCCGTAGCCTTGGTAAGGACGGTATGTATAGGTAATGTCGATTAAATCATCTGCTGTTGGAGTTGCTGTACTCAATACAGCAACTTCTAATTTATCAAACTGATTTATTGTACCAGCAAACTGTACGTACAGTTTATTTGTGCCTATACCAGCTATGACACCATCATTATCCCCTGTTAGCTCAACTCGCCGCATTAAACCATTGACAAACCCGTAAGTGTATTCTGTCCCATTAGGTGAGACATATTTTGGTAGAGCTAGAATAAGCTCATTATTCAATGAAGTAAATAGCTGTGTAGTATTACCGTCTGCTACAGAAGATATAAGAAGTAAGTCGTCCTTTGCGAATTCAAGAACGCCACGAGAAAGCGTGCTTACAGAAGCTGAGATGTTAGCAAGGACTAAATCAAATCTAAGTACCCAACCGACAAAGGATGTCTGCCCAACAGGAAGGCTTAAAGTAACTGTCCAGTCATCTGTAGGGTTAACGCCTTTATTTACTGCAGATAGGTTGTTAGACATATCTAACTCAGAAAATGACACACCACTGTCTGCTGTTTCAGCAATCTTAATTACACCTAGAACTCTCTGTCCGTCTATGGAATTTGGTATTGTGTAGCTTAGATTTGAAGTCCCATTTACAAAGTAAGACCTTACTCTAGTAGCGCCTTTCAGAGAATCCCCGGTTACAGGGAAATCTGTAACAACGTCAGAAATTGTGTCGCCAGCATGATCTGTCTCTGGATCGGAAGGTCTTGCTAGTTTAATGTACTGATTTAGGTCAACATTCCTGTTAGTATTGTTTAATGTAAATGCATAAGTGCTAGGAAAGTCACTAACTAAGTCTGGATTTACATTTTGTACGGTATGTAAGTCAGAAGGAACAAATCTTAAACCTTCTCCAGGATATCTAGTGGTAAACTGTACTTCAATTGTAGCATTTGGCGGAATTAAACCTTGATCTGTTAATGTAAGAATTACATACGCCTTAGATAAAGTACCAGTCTCATACTGCCAACCATCATCGCCAACTTCGTCATTTAGCACTAAAGGAGAGCCATTTACAAGTACAGTTGGCCAAGTTTCTTTATCAGTTTCATCAAATACAACCACGGCATCTAAATTATTGGAGTCTACAAGAATCTTTTTATCAGAACCAAGAGGACCGGAAGTTGGATAGAAATGAACTACCCCAGAAGCTTGAGTGCTTCCGTTATAGGTGACAGAGCCTACTAGGTCTTGTTGTACTTGTTCGTTTGAGAATACTCTTCTAAATCCGTCTGGTACCGCCACGCTGGTTGTAGTGTCTGATGGGTTACCAATCGTGTCAACGTCCATCAGCTCAACGCCCTTGACTAAACCGCCATTATCAGTAGCACCTAATTTAGTACGAAGGGTTCCCGCGCAAAGCTTTCTAAAGTTCTTTCTCAGAAGATTAGAAAAGTCTGGATTATTGACAAGTACTTTATGCCTTAAATCAATAATGTCCTTTGAGGCTACCTCGTCAAAGAATAATCCGTCTGGCCTATCTGAAGATACATTATCCTCAATAGAAGTGCTGCCAGAATTAGGCAAAGATTTAGTATAGCCATTAATGACGTCCTTTGTTCTTCTGCAAACTGCAAATAGTGGTATTGCGTATGAGTACCCATCATAAGATTTGAGGGCCTGCTTAGCTGCAGTACTGCCGTCACCTGCTCTGTAAAGACCGGCATCGCCGGTAGCTGACCACTGAGAGGAGAACGTGTATGTAGTATCCGCACCACTGACTGCACCTGCTCTGGCTTTTACCTTGCTGCCCTGAGATATGCCATCAGGATTGCCCTCGGGTGAGGCACTCAAATATCCGTCTAGTGTCACGCCTTCTACAATTCTAATTTGATACTGTACCTGAATCCTCTTTGACGTCTCAATTCCAAAAGCCGGATCAACAATCTGATCAGAGAGGTTGGCCCCAGCATATTGCCTATTCCCGTGCTTGTAGATTGTCGTAGAGCTAGGCTTGTTTACAGAATTAGGGGAGGACCCAAGAGGAGCTCTCCATACTTCTAAGAATACTAAATCTACTCTCGCCTGTCCGTCTTCTGGTGGATTAGTGAGTTTTATTACATTAAATTTATCCGATAACGGCCCAGAAGAAATAGAGGCTCCGTTTACCCTAGAAGCCACTACATCGACAATCATCCCATCGACTAATGCTCTAAAATTCTGTACTGCAAATTGATTAGGGGCAGCTAGGCTTGGTATTACAGAGCTTCTAGTCGGTAAAACATCTGCTAACTGTCCGCCTAGCGTAAAATCAAGTATACCGCTCTGTAGCTGTGATCTTAGAGCATTCCTTCTATGTAAGGATTGCAAATCTTGAAAAAAGTTAAACTCTTCGGCAAGCGGAGGCTTTCTCTTCTGAAAGACTACCGAGTCGAGTGAAGTATTTTCTGCTAGAAGTTCTCTATCAACTTGAAACTCTAGGCCGTTTCCGAAATCTGTGGACATGTTATTCTCACTCTAAACGCTATATTAAAAAGTTAATCTATACGTGATGGTATAAATGCTATCAGAAGGCTTTGAAACTAGACTAAATATCTTATGAGTAATCAACATTCCAGAATCTGCCGTTTCTGTAGCGTCCCCTCCGTATAGGCCCATTTCCATCCAAAATCCATCAGCCTCACCTTGCTCAAATCTGGCTGTAAAATCTACAATGTTTGTTGGCGTACTGGTAACTTCTGGATCTCCAGGTGCTGGATCTGGATTAATGTACTCTACTGAGTATAGCGTTTTTCTATATATCTCGGTAACTAAGTTTTCTGTTGTATTAGAAGCAGAAGGCGGGTATCTAGGATCCCATTCGGGGTCACCTGAGCCAACTGCTAAGTATTGAATACCGCTAATTCCGCCATCTTTATATTCCTTAGAAACAAGCATAGCTAATAATACAGATGCCTTTAAGGTTACTATATTTTTACCTATGACTTCATGATCAATAGTGCCATCTGCGTGTTCTTTTTTCAAAAAAATCTCGCCGGTTACTTTAATTTGACCAGTTTCTTCTTTATGTATCGCCGTTTGGTTTATCGAAAGTTGCTCCGATGAAGCATCTACTTTTTCAGAAAAATTCACAACAGCCTCGCTACGATTATTCTTACAAAAAACTAATTATAAAGCAATAAGAAAATTATTGCACTGGTAAGCCATTTTCTGCTATCACTGGCAGTCCTGTTGCTTGATCGATTATAGACACGGATTCCAGAGCTAATTGCTCAATTGGTCCTAAATTTGAAACATTAAGCAATGAGGAAGAAGATTCTTCAAAGTATAAAACAGGCAAGTACTCTTCTGCTGGATCATAGTTTAAGGTGTGGTCTGGGTCATTAAGTATAATTTCAGAGTTCTCATCAAAGTAAAAATTTAACTGAGAACCTGTCAATACTGTAGCCTGATTAAATAAAATACCGTCTACTTGTATGCCAATAAAATCATCAGGCCTAGTAGTTATATGAATAGACGGTTGCTCTTCTGTGGTGCCTTCAAAAGATTCTTCGTTACTTAAATCAAGTCTTGAGGTCGAATAAGTTGTATTTCTTCCGTAAAAAAGATCCCTGTTTAATTCTGTACCAAACGTCTGATAGAAATAAAATAAGATAAAATCATCATTTTGAAGTACTGAACCTTCTGGTATGGACAATTCCCCTGACTCTGTGTCTATCAGGTAATCTACACCATTCTCTAATAGTAAACCGTCTCCGCCCCTATACACTGCCATGCTTTCATAGATAATTCCAGAAAAAGATAAAACATAAGAAGACCCTATATCCGGTATAGATAGCCTTTCTGCCCTCTCTAAAGTATCATTAAAGATACACATGGTATCTTCGTCAAAAATTCGCACCTTATCGTCTGGGCTTTCAGGCCCAAAGAATAGCCCTAGTGCAAATGGCCCTTCCTTTATGGGATAGGCCAGTGACCCTGAAGCAGAGGTGTAAATGTCAGCACTTAAGTCTGCAAATAGGAAGTTTAAATCATCTGCGGTGTATCCTACTGTATCCTGATTTAGCGTAAACAGAGAAGACAATACGGTGCCTGTATTTAATGAAAAAGCTTCGTTATTTAATTCATTTAAAGAACTGTATTTATAGATTCTTTTCGTCTGGTCGTCATTAAATTTGTATTGAATAGGTCTAGTACCGGCACCTAGTACAATACCTTTTGACTTTGTAAAATTAGAAAACCCAGAAGAGTCCCCTCTAAGAGTTAAGTTTACAAAAAAATGTTCTCTTAAATCCGTTATATAAGAATCCCAGATAACTGAGGCATCCTCTGGTAGGTCAATAAATGCTAGAGGTATATTCTCTACTTCTACCTCTAGAGTCCCATATAGACTTATGTAAAACTCTAAGATAGGATTTGAGCCTGAAACATCGATATAAATATAAACCCTATTACCTTTTGCCTCATTAGGTAAAATTACAGACTGCGGCGAAGTAAAGTTTACTATTTTACCATTTTGGTAGCAATATAAAGTCCCTGATGCGACTTCAACTCCAAAATCAATAGGAAGTGCGGAAACTTTTAAAGAAGATCCAGATACATAAGAATCCTTTATAGGAATTTCTTCATCTGGTTTTATTTCAGGAAAGTAAATCTCTCTATTATTCTTGGACTGATCAAAATAAGTTGAATTATTAAAAATACTTATCTGCTCTTCATTTAACTCCAAGGTGTATGGGCTATTAAAGAGAGAAGAGCTCTGGGCTGCATATCCTTTAAATTGAAAAAGTTGGTATTGCTTTTTAAATAGCGGGTCTGGCTCGTTTAAATAGTACCCAACATCGTCATAATTCTGGGAAACTTTATTAAAAACATGTCCTAGTGTATTAAACTCTATTACTCTAGTGTCTTCTACGTTTCTTGTGAACTTTCTAAAGTCGTCATACTCATTGCTAATAAATCTTTGCTCCTTTATTCTGTCATTTCCTAAAATTAAAGGAGTTTCGGCTACTAAGGTGCTTAAAGATTCTGGGCTTTTCTTTAAATCATCAAAAGCATAAGTTCTTAGATCGGGAACAACGTGTGCTGGTTTTATTAATTTTAGCAAAAATTGTGACTTAAGAATTAAATCTGAAACATCAAATTCTTCACCTGCTTCGTCTATGTCAAAAACTGCTTTTAATTTAAATTGATCAACAATAGCGTCATTATACGTATAATTAATTAAAACTTTTGAACTATCACTAAGGCTAGAGTTGTTTATTGTCTTTATTGAAACTCTTTGTTGATAATCAGTATCGATAATATAATAATCTATATCTTCTTTGTATAATGTATCTCCAGATAATGAGCTAATCCTTAAATTTGATATGTTTTCAACTCCTCCCTCAATGAGGATAATTCCATTTTTAAATTGAGTTACATATCTTTTCTCGATAGAACCTTTTCCAGAAGTAGTGTCTGAAACCTCCACTGGATAGCCAGTGAATATACGTAAAGCCTTTCTTATATTTTCCCTGCTTGAACCGTTAAGTAGAACTAATACTACTGCTTTTAAAAAATTCCTATAGTCTTCGTCACTAAAGTTTGTCGTAGGGAAAAAGGTGTCACCTACTCTAATCTGATAACCGAATTTTTGATAAAGGTACTCAGGACGAAGATTTTCCAAAGAAGCATCTTGCCCGACATTGAGTGCTTCAATTTTTAATCTGGCTAGCTCTAGTGAAACTCTTTTTAAGTGCTTTGCATACTCAGTTGATGGTACTGTAGCATTATACACACTAGGTAGTACATCAAGCATGCTTGAAAGAATTCTACCAGCTTCTTCGTGCAACTTCTTTCGGTATTCTTTACCGTCTTCTAATTTTAATCTAGCCGTCTCGCTGAAGAAGTTGTCAGAACTATTTGCCATAATTATTGCCTATTTCGGTAACTAAATAAGGCATTATTTAGATTAGGATACTCAAAGGCATTAATTTTTACATCATAAACGCCTTTATCTTCATATGAAAAATAATTTGCAATAATCTTTGAGTCTGACTTTGAAATTTCTGCTAAATCAGATTCGCTAAGACTGCTTATATATATGTAACTCTTTGTTATGTAGCAACAATTTTTTAAACTGAATACTTCATTTAAAGAAGAAACCCCTTTAAAGTAACGAGAATTTATGTACATGCCGACGGGTCTTATAGTATATAAATCAAGTATACCGCCGCCGTTAATTGTATCAAAGCTTAACGTATTATCAAACCTGTACACGAGTGATGAACCTTCTCTTCTGGGTCCTGTCAACTTTATCTCGTCACCTACTACATATGAGTTATAGGCTCTGGAAAGCTTTACTATGGGCGTAGTTACAGCATACACTCCGTCTACTGAATCTATTATCCTAATAATATCAGATTGGTAAACGCTATCCCCTAGCCTTAAGTTAGAAAAGTGATTACCTAAAGCAGTTCTTATCTTTAAATCAACCTCAGACTGGCTGGTTCCTCTATTGATAAGGACTTCAGCAGAAATGTCTATAGGGACTACGTTTGCTCTTTTTACTAAAACATCTGCGGTTGCGTATTCCTTTTTCTCTAAATCAGTTTGAATTGATTCTATAAGATTATCTACAGTATATCTTATTATAAAAGTTTCGCTAGCAACATATGATATAGATACGGATTCACCATCGGCAATACGTGTTCCTATTTTTCTTGCTATAGTAGTTTTTGTACTGTTTGACCCTTTATCTATAATATCAAAGTCACGCCCTAAAGTGTATACTCCAGAAGTGCCAGAGACAATTAGTTTAGAAAGATCAATCGAGTATTGCAATAATGGGTACGGAACTGTTCCATTAAGTGTAGCTGTCTCTTCAAATACCCCTGCACTAAAGTTCACACCGCTGCTTTCGATAAGCCTAACCGAGCTTGGTGACTGAGACGAACTGCCTTTACGAAGTATGTCCTCAGATAAATCTAATCTGTAGTTTTCATTTCCTAGCCTGCCGGTAGGACGGTCTACAGACTCAATAGACAATACTGGTGAATGCTTTAATTGGTAAGAAAAGTCGCTGGCATAATAATATGTTACTAAAATAACATCACCTGAATACAAGCCTATTTTAGTATTCTTTAAGTTTGTTGGTGATAAAATTATCTTTCTTCCCGTAAGAAGAGCGCCTTCTAGAGCATACTCTTGCCTAGATCCAGTCCTTAAGACAACGACTTTTTCTAAGTTTTCTACTTTATAATCTAGCTCAAATGTAAGAGAACCAGGTTCAAAATCCGTAACTCTTTCATCCTCAACACGTATAAAATTGATACCAAACTCTTCTTGGTAGGTAAGTGGGCGATTGCCTTGTATGTATAGGTCAACTTTACCGCCTAAGTTACTTTTCCGGAAGAAGTCGTAATCTCTAACCATAAACCTATCACCGGCACCCTGAGATGCTACCTTTATAACTCCTGGGTGACTGATGACTTCCTTTATGTAACCACCTATTGTGCCAAAATCTACTCCCATTAAGGCATTAAGGGATCGCTCAGCTAAAGATCGATTTGATTCTTGATCCGAACCGTATACCATTGGGGTCAAATTTGTCACTAGAAAATTAGTAATGTTTGTAAGTGAAACAGAACCTGCATCTACATTCCCAGATGTACCACTTTTCTCTGCAATTACAGGTATTGGTATTTCATATCTCCCAGTTTCTCTATTTAAGTAGGAACTAAACTCTTCTGGATCAATTACAATACTAGATAGGCTCTTGAAGTTAACCGCTCCAGAGTCAAGATTTGCGGTAAAAACTGTATTAGGAGTAACTGTAAGGCTAGAAGAGGGAAGATTAACACTATATAGTGTGACTACCCCACGAGATTGCTCTGCTGGATTTCTAGAAACATTTACATTTGAGGCAAGTTTGTCAAACTGAGAATCTACTAGAGCCTGTACTTCTTCTAAAGAATCTAAACCAAATACTACCTGTAAAGAGGACTTGTATTCTGTATCAAGAACGCTTGAACCTGTGTTATCTGGGTCGTCAATAGCTAGAAGGGTCAAAAAAGATTGAGATTTATTCAAAAAATCAAGCATTAAATAAGATTTTTCAATCTCGTTAGCTACAGGGTCTATATGTATATCTCTCGTAACTGATGTAGGCTTTACGTCAAGTAATGGCTGAGAAACTAAGGCATTTTTAATATAATCGGATACAATTTCATCAAATGTCCTAGGTGAAAACTCTTGAATCTGGCTTGTGACTTCTAATGGTTTTGCAACTAATTCAGTTGAAAAAACACTTTCAATCTCTTTTCTTTTTTTGGTGTCCGTAGCTACGGCTGTGACAACAAAATACGTAGTTAAATCAGAATTTACCCTCTGTGGCAAGTCTGCTAAAATCTCACGTCCAATAGTATAGCTAAACTCATTCAAGCTTATGAGCTTTTCGGTAAGGGTAGTTACCCTTGTCCCATTAACTACTGATTGAGAAGATGACTGTGACGTAACTACCTCTCTGCGAGAGGTAGGAACATTAATAATTTTATCGTTTAACTGAGAATACCCGCCTAAGCCACCGGCTGGCTCTGTTGAAGCGTATATATTGTAACCTTTAATACTTGATTCAGATTGAGTGACTTGAAAGTTTACATAAATTTCTGTATTTTCCGGTATTGAGCTAATGCTTGTTCTGTATAATAAAGTTGGTAAATTTATGTCTTCTGAGTTAACAACAACATAGTCAACATCCCTAATATAAACAACACGATCAAAAGGGCTTTCATGTGTAGAAGTTAACTGAAGTGTATCCAAATTTACAGAGCCGCTATCCGATAGAACTACTTCTTGTCCTGAAACTTTTTTAGGAATTGTGCTAACTGGCGGCTCGTAGGAGTATACTTTAATAACTGCAGTATCTTCTTTAGCGCATCCAGCCGTATTTAGGACCTGAAACTTTATTCCAGGAATTCCATAAACAAAATCCGTTCCTACAGTCATTTTAGGACTGCTTATAACATCAAATACTACGGTGTCCCCAGAGGCGTAAAGGCCAGTGTCTGCAATGGTAAAGCTAATGGTTGGCGTATGGAAAGTTCTCCCTGTTACGCCGGTTCCTTTTGTCCCTGCTAACCCCTTATCTGATGACACTGTATAATCAGTTTCATTTATAAAGCTTAGAGTAACCCTCTCTGGCGGGGCAAATTTACTTACTAAATCAGATATTCCTGATACCCATAGAACGCTAGGGGACCAAGAAATGGAAGCTACAGAAGTTAAATCTGAATTTAGCTGAGCATGAGAAAATACCTTCCCACTTTGATTACTTACAGAGTATCTGCCGTAAGTAGACAAGCCTGGCTCTTCTACCTTTACCGTGTAGGAATCATAAGTAGGCTCATTGTAAAAATAGGTAGCAAAAATTTCGCTACCAGTACCAAGTGCGCTTGGGAAAATTATGTAGCTTCCGCTTATGGTAGCCCCGGAAGAACTGGTCCCAGATATTTGTATCTTTGAAAAATCGTTGGTCGGTCTGTTTAGCCCAGAGCCGTCAACTGGAGTCCAGCCTAAATCCCACACTCTCGTGGACACGGCATTGCCTACAGGTATTAATTTTTTATTATAAAATTTTCTATCTACTAAAGATGCCCGAACTTGATTGCTGTTAAAGTATTCATATGCTGGAGTGTGTTTACCGCCAGATACAGAGTACAAAATTCCAGAACCTACTGAGGTAGACGGCTCGGTAACTGGACTGCTTTGAAAAGTAATAGACTTCTCTAAGTAACTAACAGAGCTATTATTAAGCCACTTAACAACTACTTTATCAGTAAATTGCTCTGTTCTTACTCCAGTAGGAGGGTCAACTTGAATACCTAGTTCCTTTTCGGAAATATAGGTAATACTGCAAGAAGCAGTGGATGACTCTAGCGTAGTTGTATCAGTAAGATTTAATTTTACTCTGTTTAAACCTATCTCAAGATCTAAAGGCCCTAAAGCCCACGTTCCGCTAGCGACACTTACACTACTTACGGTTCCTTGTCCAACCAATCTTTCAATTTGAAATTTATCTAAAAGATAATGCTCATATGTCAAATGAACACCGCTTTGGTGACCAGAAAATGTTCCTTCTAGAAATACAGAGCTTTGGTTTGTTGAAAAGTCTACTGAAGTAAAATCGTACTTTTTTGAAATGGATAGATTAAGCATTGAGTAGACCTGATATTGTTCCCGTTGACTTAAACGCTTGAGATATTGCTACCTCTTGACCAGAAGCGCTTGTTACCTGAACATTTATTAAAATTAACGTAGGGTCGTATTCGTCTCGCGATACTAGCACGCTGTCAATAGACTGTAAAAGCTCTTCGTTTGATACTTTCTGATAAGAAGATTGGTTTATTTGTAGCCTTTTTAAGTTATTCAATGAATTTCCAATATCTTGCTGTATATCAAAAAGATCAGAAGCCCTCAACTTGTTTCCGACTAATGCGTCTACTGTTGTACCTACCCAACTATGGAAAACATTACTCCCGCGAGAAGTTAAAATGGCTTTTAGGCAGTCTTGTCTTAATTTTGAAATTCCTGTAACTTCTGAATACCCTGATCCATTAGCCTTCACTTGATAATCATAAACTAATGATGTACCAAAACACTTGCGGCAATAGCCCAAAGGAGATGTGTAAGATAGCTCAATAAGATCATCTAAGCCTAATACTCTATTAAAAACTAATTTTTTCTTCTTAGGCTCTACCGAAAGTTCATCTGGGTAAAGATTTATAACAGACTTACCCTGTGCATCTTTAGAAGCAAAACCGTATAACTTGTGTAATGGGTCTATCAAGTAACCATTGACTCTTACGGACACATTATTGTTAGCAATAGGATACGAAAATCTTATAGTCTTATAGTCAGCAGCATCAAGATACATGCGCTCATCAGTAACTTTGTGATCGCATTCTACTAAAACTTTAAGATCTGACGACAATTATAAATTTACCTACTAAAGTAAAATATAAAAGATAGTTTACTGTTCTAAGCCAAATGGGTTTTGTATCTCTGAAAGTCTTTGAAGCATTTTAGATGTTTCTGAAGTTCCTATCTGTTCCTTTTTAAGGAACAGTTGACCACGGTAGATAACTCTCTGAGGGTCGCCTGGTATAATAAAAATTTGACTATTACCTTTACCTTGAGCAATTGATCTTTCTGTATTAGATAGAGATTCCCCGTCAAGATTTGATGGATCAATACTTACTTGGCTATCGATGAGTCCGCCCAGATCTTTATTGGTAAATCCAGACTCTACCTGTGCAACTAAACTACTGTAACTAAGGAATGCTTTATTGCCATTTACAAATGTATCTAGCAAATCTTGATCCGTAAGTACAGTATCTATGTAATCTAAACATCTTTTTAGCCGGTACTCGTCTCTTTCAAACCTAGATTTTATGAAGTTTGAAATCTTGGTTTTAATGTACATTACTATATCTGCTGATTGGTAGTCATCGTTCCTTGTGGTAGGGTAAAAATCTTTTAGTACCGTTTTTAGTTGGCTGTTTGTGTCTGAGATAGGAAAGGAAGTTTCATAGCAGGTAAAAGGATATTGCACAATCGAAGATTTTGGATTTAATTTTGCAAATGATTTATGCTTTGCGCTACTGTATCTATCAAAATAAAGATTCATTCTAGCCGCTTCTGCAATTTGGTGGTCTACCGCTCTAGGCAAGTGTCTTTGCTTATAGGTATGCTTATCCGGATCATAGATAAGAGCCGATGATGTAATGCCCCACAAATTTTTATAAAGGACGTTTTTTGTAAATTTGTTGAAGGAATTCCACATTCTTTGTGTGAATGTACCTAAAAAATCAAACGCCATTAAAATATACCTATTTTATTCAAAAGTTGGAATAACGCAGTAACTGAATCAGATATATTTGGATTATCGTCTATTTTTTCTTTTGCTAAATTATTAACATACGAACTTAGATTCTGTCCGGGAGCCATAACGTAATCTCTCTTCATCTGATTGGTGACAGACTCTGCCGTTGGCCAACCCACTACTGTTATTAAAGATGCATAATAATAATCTTCGCTAACGGGAAGTCCTTTCGCTGAAAAATACAAAGCGCTTAGTTCTTCTGAAGAAGACAGCGCAGAAGCTTCAATTGGTATCATAATTGTATATACGTTTATTAATCCCATTGAGTTAAGAGCTGCAATAAATTTTTCAATAATAACTTTGATTATAGCCAATTGACTGTTTAGCTCATTAAGTAAATCTATATACCCAATAATGCTATCTAAGGCGCTATCGATAGATTTAGCGACTCCGGTAAGCTCCGGAGTCTTATTCGCTGACTGTTCCCTTAGCCTTACTAAAAATGAGTTTATTGGGTCTAGGACATTAGTAAACGGTAGTCTGCCCCATTGGCCAGGCGCGTAAGGCTGTTCCTCTATGGAAGATAAATTCGACTCTGCTTTTCTTACTTCTTCCTGAGCTTCCTTTGACTTAGATGTGTCTGCCTGTACCTTTCTGTATTTTTCTAAATTAATTAAGTAATCTACTTTGCTTCCAATTATGCCATTTCTGGACAAAAAAGCTAGTTGCTTAGTTGAACATTGAGTAGAAAAAACGGCTAGTGGTAGTTTATCCTCTTGTCTTAACTTGACAAAATTGTTTGAAAATGCCGACAAAATATCGGATTCTTTAAGTAAAGATGACTCCGCTACTGAAGCTAGCACATCAACTCTTTTTTCCCCTTTTGAAGATTTTTCTAAATCGTGAAAACTTAATTTTAAAGTGTTTATGTCAATACATAAAGCATAGCTACTTCCAAAGTAAATTGTGTCTGCTGAATTGTCAGAACTAAAGCTAACTAAAATCTTTTCGCTTTCTTCTGTAAAGTTAGATAATGATATTTTCTGAGCACTTACCTTTACCTCTGAACCATTTTTTACAATCGTAAATGGTTTAATATCGATAATCTCACTTTTTTCTGTAGGATTAGCGAATGATATTAAATTAGCTGGCTCGTCTTTTGTGCCTATGGTCCCGCCCTTTGCTACTTTTTTAATATAATCTATTAGTTTTTGAATTGCAGACGATAAATCTTCATAAATTCCTGAACTTATTTTCTTAATTAGCTCAATAATTTCCTGCATTGACGATGTGAAAGTAGCTATACTCTCTAAGCTCGGCGCAACTACAGTAATACCAAGAGTATAGACGGAAGAACCTTCTCTGAAGTCTGGCCCGCCATATACTAGACTTTGATTAGAGAATATAGACTGCAAGAAATTCCTGTAACTAGAATACCCGTTAGAGACTGGAATATCGGTATTAAAGATATTAACTGTCATGCTGTATAGTTCTCTTTAGGGAGAGGGAGCGTGTTTCGTAGTTTATAATCAAATGCGTAGTGGAACTCCGGCAAAGAGTCAACGTTTATAATCTCTAAGCCTTTTAGGTTAGGGTAAGCCTTTAAAAATTTAAATGTAGTCGTATACTTATCTTCTATATAAGAAGTTTCTGATCTATTGATGGTTTTTCCTGATGACTCTGCTAAAAATGACTCCGTATTAGCTAGTATGTCATAAAATTGATCTAATTTATCTATAAAAGATTTGTTAGATGCCCTAAGCTTTTTGAACGTGTCATTGTAGTTTCCAGCGTTTAAATTTTGCACAAGAAAATATAATTTTCTGCTTGAACCCTCAATTCCAATACCATAATAGGCAAGGAGATTAACAATCTCAAGTATATTTGCATTTACTGTGGTATTTTTTGGTAAAGCTTCGCTTATCATATAAAACTCTACTCCACTGTTTACAAACTTATTCCATTGTTTTATCGCTTCTGCATTGAAAATTGGTGATAAATTTCTCTCTTTTTCTTTCTTCCATAAAGCACCAAATGTTGAACTGGCAACAGACTTTACTAATCCTGTGCCAGACGCTAAAATTTCGCTAGCTGGTTCGACTACATTATCTTTAGTGAATGCTGTCAATGAGGCAATCGAGCTTAAAACTTTTTTTGCTCTCAATTCTTTGCTTTCTATCGAAGACTGCGTCATATACCCCTTCTCAACTAAAGCTTTGGAATCTAGAGGATTAAGGGCTGCCCAATATACATTTGTCCGTAAGATAGATATCCCTAAGTCTATGAAATCAGAGAATAAAATAGCAAATACATTTCCTACTTGAATAGACTCAAATAGGCCTAAAAGTGGTAAAACTTTTTTTATTATATTTATCG